GGAAGATGTGATAGCAGCGGGATGACCGCTGATAGCGGCGTTGGGTAAAAGTCAAATTGCTCTCGTTTGAAGTTTGATCTTTTACCCATTGTCGTTCTACCTTCTCGCAAGTCGAATATATTTGTTGCGGTATTTCTCGGCTCTGGTGTTGAGCCTTATCTTCCACCCGTGAAACCCGCTCACATGGCACGACGACATTTGAGCGTGCGTGCGAACGCCAGTCTCGATGCAGCGCCGCATATGCTCAATGCCCGCCGCCAGCCCGTACTGGCACTCGCGGAGGCGAGTGGGATTGAACCCCATCGCCCTCGCCGTCCCCGGCATGACTTGCAGGAGCCCCTGCGCGCGACCGTGGCGGGTCTTGGGTCCGACTGCGTTGCAGTTGAACCCGCTCTCGATCTTGGTGAGCTTGAGAGCTGTCTGGACCCACTGAGGCCCAAGCTTTGCTTCAGCCTCTCTTGCAACCATTGCAGCCACTGGGCTTTTGCTGGCTACTTCTTTGATCTGAGGCTGTGGAGCTACCCATTCATTTCTGTCCATTCTAAAAAATTCTGCATTTGATAGCTCCGCAGATGCTGGTGTAGCGATAAGCATCGCCAGCGCGAGTGCGTACTTGTTCATGCTTTTTCTCCTATTCGCGGTTGCCACGCCGCGTTACTTCTCCGATTTATTCGTTGCGCCTGACAGTATGAGCGCGAACGCCCGGTAATTTATGCCATCAATGTGGCTATCATAATGCAAGGGGTCGGACGCGCGCCGGGCGTCTTTCACTGACTCAAGAATGATCGCCACTATATAGGGCGTTATGTGGCGATCTAACTTTAAGCTGGCGATCTCGGCGGCCCGTTCAAAGTTTTGTTCGATGCCGCCGTACACTGCTCCGCGCTCTCCAATCAGGTCTTTTGCTTCATCAAGAATGTCTCTCGGGTCCATATCAATGTCCTCCAGTTATGGTTTTTACCTTGCCAATGTGTCGATAGCTAATGGCGATATTACCACGGCTTTCATAGCCAGTGTCTCTCTTGTAGAACTCTTCAACGATCACAAAGTCGCTCTTGCACAGCTCTGAAACAAATTCCTCAAGGTCTTTTGCTGGATGCGAGACGTGGAGCTGGTGGACAAGGTTATTGCTGCTCGAAGGCATGTGCATGGTTATGAGGAATTTCACTTACTCTTCTCCAAAATTTCAATCATATCTTTTGGGTCTTTTGCGCCCGTTTGCGCGAACCCTTTTACTTTTTCAGGTTTGAGAGACAATAGCAATTCCTTTTGCGTGGCGTCCTTTGACGACAAGACCTTCAAGACCCGCTCGTCAATCGTCTTCTTTGCGACAAGGTGAAGTATTCTCACAGGCTTCGTCTGCCCCTGCCGGTGGAGGCGGGCGTTGAACTGTTGGTAGTATTCGAGCGACCACGTCAAGCCAAACCACACGATGAGCGACCCACCGTCTTGGAGGTTCAGGCCGTGACCCGCAGATGCCGGGTGGGCCAGCAGCATCTTGATCTCGCCCCTGTTCCAGCGGTCGATGGTCTCCTGCTTCTTGTCCAAGACGACCGCGTTTGGGAACCGCGCTTGCAGGCGCTCCAGATCAAATCGGTAGTTGTAGGCGACGAGGATGTTCTCGTTCGGATTGTCTTCGGCGATCTCGGCTAAAGCGTCGAGCTTGGCCCCGTGAACTTCTGACCAGTTGCCGCTTCCGTCAACGTACATGCTGCCGTTGGCAAACTGTAGGAGCTTGTTGGCGAGCACCGCCGCAGTCATTGCCTCGACATCTTCGCCGCTTTCAAGCTCGGCGATCAGCGTCTTCTCAAAGTCGGTGTAAATTTTCAGCGCGTCCGGCGGGATGTCCACCCGCTCGATTAAGTCAATGCGCTTGGGCAGTTCGAGGTAGTCCTCGGCGCTCATGTGGATGACGCTCGGCGCAATGAGGCTGTGGATCTTGTCGGCTGCCCCATCGCGCGGCGTCAGCTTGTAGCCCATGTAGTCGGACACAAAGAACCGTTGCTTGTAGGCAGTCATCGTGCGCCCGAGCGACTGCCCGAGGTCGATGAGGTACATCTGTGACCAAATGTCGAGTAGCCCGTTGGGCGACGGCGTGCCGGTCAGCAGCACCATGTATTCAGTCTTCGGCAAGACCCGGCGCAGTGCCTTGAAGCGTTTGCTCGACGCATTCTTAAAGCTGCTGGATTCGTCAATGATGACCATGTCGAAGGGCCACTTGTTGCCCAGCGCCTCGACGAGCCACGGAATGTTCTCGCGGTTGATGACCGTGACGTCGGCCTCGGCTTGCAACGCCATCAAGCGAGCCTTCTGCGATCCGGTACACACAGACACCCGGAGGTGATTTAGGTGGCCCCACTTGCGCGCTTCCTGCGCCCACACGCTGTTGGCCACGCGAAGCGGCGCAACGATCAGCACTCTGTGGATCGAAAACTCGTCCAGCAGGTCGCTGACGGCTGTCAGGGCTGAAGTCGTCTTGCCGAGCCCCATGTCGAGGAACAGCCCGCAGCGCCGCCTGTCTTTGATGAAGGAGACGGCGCGGCGCTGGTAGGCGTGGAGGTGCTCACGAGAAAGCATTGGCGTCTTCAATGCTGCTGACGATCACAACTTCGCAACCCAGCGCCATCCGCCGATCATGGTCTCGGTCCTGCAACTCGGAGGGCTTCTTGCCGGGAGCCTTCACTTCAACGAACACAATGCGACCGCCCGGCAGTGTGACGATGCGGTCGGGGACGCTGCGCCGACCGGGAGACGTGAACTTCTCGCATGTCCCGCCAAGCTCTTTGACGCGCTTGACCAGTGCGGCCTCAACAAACTTCTCAAGCATTGGCGGCATCCTTGTTAAATATATTTGAACGCCACATCGTTACAATCATCCCGTGAACTGATTTATTCTTGGCCCTCGTGAGTGAATACCCCGATACAATTTTTTCTTTCTTTGCCAACCTAGCAATATGCCCCCATGCTCTCGTATCGGGAGGTATTGGAAGATTTGAATTATTTTTTCGGACATCTTCAGTTAAAAAAAATTGATGTTTTTTAGCGTGGTTAACAAATGCTTCATAGGCCATGTGTTTCCAAGTTTTCCCAGCGTTGTCTGCGGCAAGTTCAGCCATTACGTGGCCAATCCCCAATCCCTCGTTCATTTTTTCACTCCCATGTCTTTCAGCGCCTCGTGCGCCATCTCAATGTAACGACCATAGTCCACGTCGCCCGGCACCTCGCCGGTCAACTCCATCAGGGGCTTGGCTCCGTCAGAGCGCGGCACCTTGTTCGAGTTCTTCGCGTAGCTGATGCACTCGTCAGCACCAACCTGCGTCGAATAATAGAAGCGCACGGCCTTGCCGAGGTACTCGCCCCTCCACAGGCCCCCACCAGTGACCTGCCGCACGGTCACGACGCCCCGCACGTCTTTGCTGGCCCTGACCGTATCCTCGACCGGCACGCCCCCGCTCAGGAACGCCGCCACGGCGTCAGTGACGACGGTGAAGTCAGGGTTCTTGGACAGCACCGGCTCGGCGTAGACGCCCTTGCGCTTGACCTTCCCGTCCGGCTTGACGGCAATGTAGTTGTTCACGTCGCGCGAGTGGATTGAGCGATAGTCTGAGCGCTCCAACTCGAACGACGTCGTCAGCATCCAGTCAAACATGGCCTCCTCAAGCAGCTTCGCGCGGGACTTGTCGCACAGCACAACGATGCCGTCGGTGTTGGCGCTCACGACCTTCGCCCCGACACTCTCGACCCACTCGATCAGCATGAGCAGGCAGAGCTGCCCGGTGATCGTCGTCTGGATCATAAGCTGGGGGGCGTAGAGCGCGCTGTACATGCTGCCGAGCTTACCGAAGCTCCCGTTCACGACGATCTTCAGCGTCTCGGCGGTCAACTTGTCGCCCCTCGCCTTGGCCTGAAGACGCTCGGTCACGATGCCCTGATAAATGCGCAGGAAGTCGCCCCCCATGCTTTCGGGCGCGAGCTTCAGCTTCAGGATGATCGAGGGGTAGTAAGACGCCACGTCAAAGTCGGCGAGTATCTGGTTGGACTGCGCGACAACGGTCTGCCCCTTCTCGCAAGAATGCAGCCCGCCGATCCCCATCTGGTATTCAGTCGATCCGATCTTGATGCGCTGCTTGCGCAGCCAGTCGGGCATCTGAACTGCCCCATTGGACCCAATCTCAAACGGCGTCTTCAGGATCTTTTTGAAGATGCTTTGAAGCTCGTCAGTTTGAAAAGAGACAACCTTGGGGTTCATGTAGCGAACGAGCTGGCCCGGCTCGATCTTTTCCGGCCTGTAAGTTTTT